TGCTGGGGTTGCCGCTCCACGCAGCCTCTTCCACGGCGTTGCTGAGCGTCAGGGCGAGCTCGGCAGCGATCCAGTCGGCGATCGACACGATGGAGTCCTGCAGGAGCTCGCTCGCAATCGTCACCGCGCCCGTGACCTTCTTCGCAGTCAGCGTGACCTGGTTCGAGGTCGGGTCGCTGGCGGTAATGGCAGCGTTCTCGTTGATCCAGTACGCCGTGGCACCAGCCGTGCGGCGCGGGAACAGGAGAACGTCGCTCGGCATCACCACGTTGGTGGCGTTCTGAGCGAAGGCCGAGTACTGGTCCACGAGCCGGATGACGGTCGAGGAGAGAACGTCGGGCACGAAGGCCGCACCCGTGGTGCTGCCGGTCGAACCCTGGGCGCGAGACTCGATGCCGTGGTCCTGGCACCACCGCTTGGCCTCGGCGTCGCCGCTCTTGGCCTTGAACCACATGCCCACCGAGTACGCGTCCTTGGCGTTCTCGAACGCACGGAGCCGACCCGAGAACGGGACCGCTTCGATGCGGACCTTCTCGCTCCGCTCCTCGGTGGCCTCGGGGGCCGGCGAGCAGCGATCCACCACGCTGCGGAGATTCTTCGCCGACTCGGCGACCGACTTCTCGAAGTCGATCTTCTTGGCGAGCTTGCCGGCGTCGGCCGTCAGCGTCTCGAGCTCGAGGTCACGCTCGGCGATCTTGTCCGCGTCGCCTTCGATGGCCCGCACGGCGTCGATCCGGTTAGCGAGGGTAACGGCCTCGTCCTGCAGCTTCTTGAGGTTGTCCACGTGTGTTCTCCGCCGGCGGTATTGCCGATGGAGTTCACGGTCGCACTAACGGGCATCCCTCTTGCAGAAGCGAACTTCGGAAACTGTTGTTTTTACAAACACCACGCCACGAGCACCGCATCGCGGGCAGCGTAGATACCGCTGCCGCTCGTCACCGCACGGGCGCGAAGAACGGCACCGGAGTTTTTCGCCGCAGGTGCAGCGGGCGTCAGCCATTTCTCAACCTCAGAGAAGCAGCCCAGGCGGCGGCGACGCCCCGCAGGGCCGAACGCGAACGATCCGCCTGGGCCGCAGGCTCGGGCGTGGGCTCGGTCTGCGATGCCAGCCACGCTTCATAGGACCGCATGGCTACGCCGGCCGACGTGGACGGGTAAGCGGGTACCAGAACCGGGCCAACGTCGTACAGCCCGCTGACCTCGCGGATCTGCCGCACTGCCTTGCCGTCCTCGCCGGTGCGAAACGATTCGTTTTTTGGGTCCACCGTGAAGGCAAACGACGAGCCACGCACGTCTCGCCGCTGGATGAGCTCGAGCACGTCGGCCCGACTCACGGGCGGCGTCACCACGTACCGCAGCCCCTTCTCGTCAGACGAGAGTTCCAGCGTGCCGGAAGATGTGCGACCGAGGACGATGTTGCTGTCGTGGTTGAACAGGGCCACCACGTCGCCCTTGCCTCGCTGGCGGCTCAGGATCTTGTCGAACGCGCCCGGCAGGATCTCCTCTTTGAACCCGCCAAGGTCAAGCGAAAGACGGTTGTAGACGGCGGCGTAGCCGATGATCGCGGCCCGGCCATCGGCACGGCTTTCCACGATCAGTTCGTGCTCGTCCTCAAACGCAAAGTCGCGGCGTTCAATTTCCATCGGTCGCGTCCTCCTCTTCGGCCTGGTCTTCGGCGTCATCGGCCGGCGTGTCTTCATCCTCGGCGGGCGGCTCTGGCATCGGCTCCGGGGCCGGCGGCTCCTGGCCCACCTTGTCTAGCGTGGTCATGTTCAGCTGCACGAAGTGCTTGTCGCCTTCCGGCCCGATTGGGTTGAGGTTCTCAAGCTCGCGAATCTCGTTGATCGTCATCCACCCGTTCTGCAGGGCCGAGACGTAGTAGGCAGACCGGCTCGCGTGGTCGCCACGCAGTAGGCCACTCACGCTGTGCTCGGCGAAATACCGCTCATCGTCCACGATCAGGTCACGCGAGATCGCGGCTTCCCACCGCTTGAGATGCGGCAGCAGGCAGTGCTGCACAAACTCCGTGCCCTGCACCTCGATGTTGCTGTACGTTGAACGGGTCAGGTCTTGAATCATGTGCGGCGGCACACGAAACGCCCGGCAGATCTCGATCACCTGATACTGCCGCGTCTCGAGGAACTGGGCCGCCTCGTTGCTGCCGCTGAGTTCGTGAGCCTTCACGCCATTCGGTAGCACCGCCGTGCGGTGTGCACGATCCGGCCCCCGGTGCATCCGCTCCCACTGCTCACGCAGACGCTCAGCCGCCTCTGCCGGGATCGGGTTGTCACTCTCCAGCACGATACCGGGCCGGGCACCGTTGCCGAAGTACGTGCTGCCGTGGGCCTCCAACGCCTGAGCCAGCCCGATGGCGTTCTGGAAAATCTTGTACGTGGGGATCGCCTTGATGCCGTCCTCGGTCGTGAATCGCAGGGCGAAGATCTGCTCTTGGCTGTAGACCGTCTGCCGGCCGCTCGGCTCGCGGTAGCGATACCGCAGCGTTCCGTCTTCAAGCCGCTCGGCTTCCATCCGAGACGAGTGCAACGGCCACAGCTCCGAGACCGCACCTCGAGCACCTGGGCGGATCTCGGCGTAGCTCGCACCGTAGTGGAGGTACATGCCCGTCATCCAATCGCGGAACTCTTGGGCCGTCTGCCACGGGTTGGGCTGCATGTGCAGCAGGCGATACACGGGGTGGCTCGTGGCCTTCTGCTTGCCACCGTTGGCGAGCCGCTCGAAGACGTGGAGCGGAAGGGCAGAGACGGCGTCAGAGATCACCCGGATGCAGGCCGTGTACGCCGAGCAAGCCATCGAGTTGTCAGCGTTGACGCGAACGCCAGACGGCGTACGGCTGGAAGAAACCTCGGGCCAGTCGATGCCACGCAGGTCGAACATCTTGTAGTCAGCGACGGCGTTTTCGTTCATAGGGTGATGATGTCCCAGTTCTGCTCGGCTGGTTTCGCAGTCGCAACGGCGTGCAGCCCCAAGGCCATCACGAGCGACACGATGCCGTCGATGCGTTCGGTGCTCTTGGCCTTGCTCGGCTTGATGTTGCCTTGGTGGTCGCTCTGCACTGCCACGTTGCCAGCCATCCACGACAGCACCGGATGATTCCCGTGGCGGATCTTCTCCGAGAGCACGAGGTTCTCCAGCTGCTTGCTCGGGCTGCTCATGGAGCCGTAGCCCTGCCCAAAGCCTGTCACATTCACGCCTTCCCCTTGCAGTTGGGTAGCAAGTTGGGTGGCGTTCCAGCGGTCGATTCCCACCTGCCGGATATTGAACTTCTGTGATAGCTCGACGATGTCGCGGCGGATTACGTCGTAGTCGGTGACGTTGCCATCGGTGGCCCTGATGTACCCGTCACGAATCCACCCGATGTAGTCCACCTTGTCACGCTGCGTCCGCTCGGCAGCGTTCTCCTGCGGAACCCAGAAGAACGGCAGCACGTCGAAGGTGCCGTCCTCGGCCTGGCTCACGAGCACCAGGGCCGACAAGTCGTAGGTGGTCGCAAGGTCGAGCCCGGCGTACCACTCCCGCTTCTCCAGGTCGCCGGCCAGCGGCTTGCCGCACTTGGCCCAGTTGTCAGGCGATAGCCACCGCACGTCCTGCGTGGTCCAAACGTTGAGCCGATACCGCAGGAACGAGTTCAGCTTGGACGGCGACTGCTCGGCTTCGCGGGCATCCGCTGCAAATGATTCCAGCGTGATCGTCTCACCAAGTGACGGGTTGGCCTGCCGCCAAACCTTCTCAGTCTTCCATGAATCGTTTGTGCCAGCATCTGGCGGTGCTGCGTAGATGCACCCAAAGAAAGCCGGATCCACTGTTGGGTCGGCAATGCACCGCTCGGCGTAGGCGTGCTGCTCCCAGCAGATCGACTTGCGGTCATAGCCCGCCGTGGTGATCGACAGGATGAGCGGCTGCCGGCGAGCCGCACCGCCGTATCGCAGGGCGTCCCACAGGCGCCGGTCTCGCTGGGCGTGCAATTCGTCAAAGAGCAGGGCGTGAATGTTCAGCCCTTCCGCACGGAACGCGTCGGCCGAAAGCACCCGGTAGAACGAGTTGCTGGCCTTGTGCACGATCGTCTTGCGGCTGTCGATCACCTCGAGGTGCCGCGACAACGCAGGCGAAGCCCGCACCATCGACGACGCTTCCCGGTAGATGATGCCCGCCTGCTCGCGGTCGCAGGCCGCACCGTAGACTTCGGCCCCCGGCTCGGAGTCGAAGGCGGTCATATAGAGAGCGATGCCGGCGAGCGTCGTGCTCTTCCCCATCTTTTTCGGCAACTCGATGTATCCGACGCGGTGCCTTCGCATGCCGTCAGGGTTCAGCCGGCCGAAGAGCTCTCGCATCACGTGGTGCTGCCACGGCAGGAGCGTAAACGGCTTGCCTGCGTTCTGCCCCTTGCTGTGGCGCAGGATCTTCTCGAAGAAGTGCACCACCCGCTCGTACTTTGCCTGTCCCTCTTTGCAGAGATCAGGCACCGTGGAGCTTGAAGAACTCCTCGACTTCGTCGGCTGGCTTTTCTTGCTTGCCACCTAGCCGCGTCCTACTGCTCGGGGTCAGGCCAAACTCGCCCATTAGCGACGCCTGCAGGCTCACTAATCCGCGATATAACGGGCCGGCCGGGTTGGGTTTCACGCCGCCCAGGTCGGTGTGCATCACCGGGCCGCTGGCACGAAGTTCCAAAAGGCACGCTTGCGTTGCAGCGTACACCTCGCACAAAGTCGCCAACGCTTCGCCATCGGCCTGCGTGAGCGTGCCGAGCTCGAGCAGGATCGGCACAAGCTCGTTCCATTTCTCAACGGCGACCGGCTCAACCATCAGCCGCTTCGGCATCGGCGGCGAGCCAGCCGGAGCCGGCAGGTCGGGCCGGATCTTTCGTTTCCCAGGATTGCCGGCCAGCCGCTTCGCAGCCTCGGGGATCGGCTTTCGGCCTCGGACCATGGCTCACCTCAAAAACGCCGCTGATTTTTGCGGCCGCGCACGCGGAAG